AATCAATTGTTTGTCATTCAAATATGAAGTTAATTCCCTAGCAGATAGTTCAGGGAATTGTTCAATTTGAATAAGCAGCCATTGTTCTTGTTGTTTTGTCATGGTTTTTAATTTACAGCAATTTTATAATAAAGTCCCTGATTGCGCTCAAGCAACTGTCGGTCGGCGGTGGAGAGTGCCGATGGGAATACGATAGTTTCTGAGTTATACCCATCGTAATACCAAAGATTGTCACCGCGTTGACCAATAAAGAGTTGGTTCAGTGTGATTTTTCCACCCGTTCCATTATTGCCACCGTTTGCCCAAATGCTTGATTCTGTCGCAGTCGTGGTTAAGCTCACAACATAAGACTGTCCTATTGTTGGCAAAAAGCCTGTCTGCACTACTGGAGCCCCTGCGTCTGGAATGTATCCCAATGAGGCATTTGGGGTTGGCGGGACGAATCCAGTAAAGCTGCTGAATATTCCCCTTCCGGGTGAACCGCTGCCAGTCCCAATAGAATAGCGAATAGTTGGTGCTTGTGTTACGTCATTCAACACAGATATTAAGGTAAGCTGAGAAAGTGGAAGGGATACACCACTGAAAAACGTATTTGACCCGTTAAACCTGACAGCGGGTTTGCCGTTGGCAATATCAAGTACCCCTGCGTTCACAATGCGCGGCCGCCTCCCCGCCGTTGAAACTGCATGACGACCATTGCCAGATTGATCATACCAGATAACAATCTCACCGTTGGCCAAACCGACAAATGCTAATAATGTAACTACATCTAAATCCTCTCCAATAAAACCTATATCTAGCTCCGCATCATCACTAGTTCTCATTACTCTTATAGCTGCGCCAGTCCAAAACCTGGAAAGCCGTCTTAATCCATAAGCGACAAAGGCTATAGCAAAAATTAAATCAAGAACACATTTAAAACCACGCAACACCACCATTCTAGTAGAAGTTCTCATGGTGCAAAACTCCTAACTCTAATTGTAAAACTTTCACTATTTGCAGCCGGAGTAAATGCACCACTTGTCACCACATATCCAAACAAAGAAGTGCCAGTTAGTTTATAAAGTTGGTTTAGGTTTCTAACCTCAGTAACTACACTACCACCACCACCTTGAGCTAATGATGCAGATAAAGCTATACCTCTGGGATTGAGAATACTTGCTCTATCTCCAGAAGATATAGAAAATGGTAGATTATCAGCTATAGCTGATGGTGGGGTAACGCCAAACAAATAAACAGTGAAACCACTCATACCTGCTGGTACTGCTGTGATATTGAAAATAATATCTATACTTTCAATAAATATAAATCCACCACTAGCACCAATATTCTGAAGTTCAAATACACCACCATAAACATCGTTAGCTGTATAGGCTGTAGTGTTAGCAGGTCTTGTTACTAGCGTTGATGCAACATAAGCTAGTCCTGCTGGTACTGCAATAGAACCATCAGAATTAACTAAAATTCTTTTTTCAACACCACCTGAAGTAACGCCAGAAATAACATCATAATTAAAAACTTGCTGCATATTAATTAATAAGTAAAATTACTAACTCCAGTTTTAAACCCCGTCAAACAATTATAGGACCCAGTAACAGCATCAACAATATCATCGTGATCACCGTCAGGAAAATTAACTAACTCATTAATAAATACTTGATTCCACTCCCCATAACAAAGCTGAATAGTTCCAGACTCAAAACCAGCACTTGATGGCATAGCCCGACTAACTTTATCCCTCAACTCAGTAACGCCCCTAGCATCAAACCCAGCCAACAAAGTTTGTAAATTTGCAGAATCACGAACCCCAGACGCGCCCGGCTCAACCTGCCATCTAACTTGACATCTATTTCCATCGGCTCTAGCAGTATTTAATACCAATGTATTAGCTTGAGTTGGTGGCAACCTCAAACGAACCATATCTAAAACAAAATAGCGATCGCCCCGCTTCAACAACAAAACCCCTACCGTAAAATCAGAACGCCTAGCAGTTGCCAACGACGCGGCAAAATCCCAAAATCTAACTAACTGATCGCCATGCTGATAACTAACTAACTGCGTTCTCTGAAACCATTGCTCCTGAAAAACCTTACCCGCCTCAGCCTTGCTATTCCAATTACCCCCACGGCCACGAATGCCTAAATATCGCTCACGATCTACAAGACTTTGAGTCATTAAACTGCTAAGGTATGCAGGGTCAGCCTTTAACAATGCAGGATTATCCCAAATATCAGCAGAAATATAAACAACAGATACCGGAGGCTGGCCGTTAGCATCCCTCCAATCAGCATCTACCCAAGTAATCTGACTATTCTCAACAGTAAAGTAAAATGTCTTCCCATTCAAATCCAAATCTACATAACCATCTTTAGCAATCCAGGGGCTAACAAACTCCCTTAACCAACTATTAGCATCAGGATTCATTGTGGCCATAAGTTGAGTCGGACACCCCGAAGTCGTTCTCATACACCCCAATATTTTTAAAAAATGCTCCTGGGTAAATTCTTCTAACTGGTCAAAACCAAAAAAAGCAGACTCTGTACCCTGCCAATCCTGCCAACTTGTAGGATTCTGTAAATGCCCAAATTGTACCGATGCCCCGGAAGGAAATATCCACTTTAATTCTGAAACTCTAGGATATCCCCCCATTGCAGAATAAAGCTGATAACTTTTATCCCACATTCCCCCCGGCTTTTTGACTTGCGGTAGCGATCGCCTAAAAATTACAGCATGATAATCTGGATTGTCCAGATAGTAACAAGGTGCAAGCCTCAAGGCAAAAGATTTACCGCCACCCTTAGCACCGCCAAGAAGCACTACTTTGGCTGTAGATTGCAAAGCCTTTACTTGTGGACCAGGATTAGGTTTTATTTCTATCACTATCATCTACTAATACCAGCAAAATTAATTATCATTGGTTTACACGAAAAACAACAACAATTCAAGCGGTAGCAATGTTTAAAAATTTGTCATAAAAAAACCGAGCGGCTAGACTCGGTTAAAGGAGATGGGTTTATTCTTATAAAAGTTCTGTATATTATCTTTATATATAATATACCATTTTAATAATTTTGTCAAATTTTACCATAAAGAAAGCAGGGATTTAACCCCTGCTTGTGGTGTTGTGTCGTTTATCTTGCAATACTATATTTTATCACATTTTCTTACTTAATGCTCCCCCTAAACTAAGTGAAATATAATTGGCAAACAAGAAACAAAAATTACCAGATAGAGATATAGCTAGAGCTAATGGCCAATTCTTGGTTTTGTGGTAATTGCTAATTATGTCAATCCATAAAGATGATGTAATTCCTACAACCAAAAACACAATTAATAAAGAAATCCCGAAAAAACAAATAATTCTTTCTAAATCATCTGTTATCGATCCTATTTTGCGTCCTCCAGTTAACACAAAGTGCCATGAGCTAGGATTAGTCAGAACTGCACCAGTGGCACTGACCACGGAAGTGTTTACCAAGGCTAGAATAAATGGTAAAGATGGCGTAACTGATGCGGCGTTAGTCATTTTTGCAATCCATTCGGTAGACATAACAGCATCAATTATCGTCATTAATGCACCACCGCCAATTAGTGCAAACCAAATAATTCTTAGTGTTAAATTATTGAACCCCATTTATTTCTCTACTGTTAAATAACTGCTGGTAACACCGATTAAAAAACTAAGACAGAACGCGGGGCGTGTAATTTCTGGTTTGAATATTAGCAATATCAAAGACGCGATCGCTCCAAACAAAATTCCCCTAATTATCCCAGTAATAGTTTTACTGATCATATCCTCAATTGAATCATTTTTCTTGATGCCATTTATCATCATTGCTAAATCATCTAAATCATTTATGATATCGGTAATAGTCTTTTTAGACTGTATTTCTAAGCGAGCGATCGCTGTATTATCCGCCTTGACCAAACTAGTTGTTAGAGCCAATAAATTGCACTTTAAATGATAAATCGACTCTAGGCATTCAGTATTAGTAATGTCAGAATTGTTATTCATCTTACTTACCTACCTCGATAATGGTTTTTGTCAGTTGTCAGTTGTCAGTTGTCAGTTGTCAGGTATATCCCGCAAGGGTTCGACACAATGAATTTTAAACTGGAAACTAGACTGTAGAGTTCTACAATCTCCGTATCCTTTAGACTTTAGTATTAAAAACAATTCCCTGACTTTCTGAGAATTATAATTTTTTAATGTACTAAAATCTTTTCTTAAAACTTCTCTAATTGATATCCAATTCTGTTTCTCAATGGCGAATTTCAGAATTGATTTCAGACCATCAGGTAAAATTTCTGAAATTAATAATTCATTGTTATCGCCTTGGGGAATTTCTTTAATTGGTGTACCAAAATTAATAATTTTATTATCCTGTTTCGGTAAATCAACTAACAGCCATTCGCTTGAAGAATCTAATTTAACTCTAGCTTTCCCGGTAGAGATAGGCTTAAATGATGATTTATTAATCTCAGCCAAACATTCAATCTGTAGCATCTTAGAAACTAAATTATGAAGTCCAGAAATACCAAACAAACACGATTGTGTATTATTATGAGCAACAATTAAAACTGGCATTTCTTGTTTTCTAGATTTAGTCAAAGCATACTTACCAAAATTGCTAAGAAATTCATGGTCTTTGATAAATGATGAGTAAGTAGTGGCCTCCTCTATCACTAAAGTAATTGCTTTACCTTGACTCCATAATTTTTCTCTCCATTGATTTTCTAGGATATTAGACTGAGAAAATTCTTTATATCTGGCAATTAATTCGCCATAATACCACCTCATCATCTTCTCAATTGATTCGTGATCATGGTAGGATTCCACACCCTGCCATTCACTACGATTAGAATCAGGGTCTAGTACAATAATTCTGTAACCTGTTGATGATTTTAGTTTTTGCTGGATTATGAACCTAGCAAGCCACGATTTACCACCTCCCTGATTGCCCCAAATTAATGCGGTTTGGTGAATCATGACCTGCCACCAGGAATCATTTAAAACATGATTTCCAGGAAAGACTTTTTTTTAGTCTCAGGTTCTGCAGGTATTTCCACAATTTTTTCGTAATCATTTCTGATTTCTGATAATTCTGCTAATTCAGGATGATTAGATAAATTATTCAGCGTGGCTAATCTACCTTTTTCACAAGACTTTAGAAAACCATAGATTAATAATCCCGATGGTGATAAAAGTATTATGCTTCCTAGAGCGATCGCTAAAAATAATTCCATGTTCAATCCTCCAGCGAAAGCGAATTTATTTCTTCATTAAATGCCTCAGTGTAGGCATAAATCGCTTTTTGAGCAGCGACTATTCCCATCATCCTAAATCTCTCCTTTGTTGCCTCTTCCAATGCTTTTAATTTAATATTGTTGTTTGTTCTTAGATTTCCCACATTTATTAAATTGGCTTGTGTAAATTTGGATAAATCATATTTTTTGATTTCTGCTGAATCAATTACCTCCACTTCTACTATTTCTACAACGTCATCAGGAATAGCCAAGCTAACAATCTCACCCCCAGACTCAGATAAATTACTATCACTATCATTCTTGTGGCTTGACTGAATATCATTTATCCATTTCTGGTGATTTTCAGATGCAAATAAATCTTCAATAGCAGCCACACAAAACTGTGTGTATCTTTTTTGGTTAGATGCACCATAACTTAGTTCAGATTCTTCAAGCCAGTAGTAGGCTTGTTTCACTTTTTCGTAGTAACTCGTAATCGTCTTACGACTTACTCCCAGAAACTCAGCGATTTGACCAGAAGATAAATCCTGTTTAGGCAATCTGTTCATCGACTTCATGTAACCTTTTCGCTAACTATCCGCGAACTACTTGTGAACTACTCATAACCTTCCCGTGAACCTCCCGCGAACCTCCCGCGAACTTCCCGTGAACTTCTTCTATATTAAAAAACTCCCATAAAATATGGGAGTGTCATTATGACTATATTCGTACCAAAAACGTCATTATGACTCTTGTGGTTTTGAATTAGTATTGATAATTTGGTGAATAGCTCCAAAGTGCAGCTTTACTGAATCACTGGGGTTAATGTACCGCTTAGATTCTGGTTTAGCCAAATACTTACCTAATGTTTCTTCTGGATATCCTGAAACACGCGCGGCAAATTTCTTCCCGTAAAGAGCTACAAATTCTTTAGGGCTCATTGGCATGATATTTATTTGAGATGAACGTATCATTATGAAACCTCCTACAAGGCAAATTTGTGGGGACGGTATCGCTCTGAATTGTTAGAAGCAATCCAGAGCTTTTTTTATCTAAGGAAATTATAATATAAATAGTTGTCAAAAGTTTCAAACTGTTCAAAAAACAAATCTAAAATAATGAAAACTAAAACCGCTCGTATCACCACAGTTACAACCGAGGAATTAGCTAAGAGAATTAAGGAATTAGCAGATAATCAACAACGAAGTGTTTCCCAGACGGTAGAAATTATCCTTATGGAAACCATAAAAAACTTTGATTCAACATTAAAATAATAATTACGTTTCTCAGTATTAATCATGGCTGCAATTAAAAACCCTGTAATTAACTTACAGGGTTTCATTTTGTGGTTAATCAATCGTGTCGTTGTTTCAATCCTCAATTACCTTAAATAGTAATTGTCACCTAATATGTTAAACAAGTGTTAAATTCTAGCCACGTTCCTAGGAGTGCCAATCTGACCGAAGTTGATCAACTTCTTTGATAAATCTGAATTTAAATATTTGAAATGCTGCGGTGGATGTATGCCAAAATCATTGATCATGACCCCGATTGGAATTGGTGTATTGAATAATCTAGGATTAAATATATTAATCCCCACTCCCTTTCTGTCGCCTGTGTATGCGGCTATCTCATCTTTGCTGATGCAAAGTGATTTGATTTCATCAGCCGACCACTCATCCTTATATCTTGTGATGATCTCTCCACACTCAACCATTCCGACTATTTCATGCCTCACTGATTGATAGATCATTATATGAGTAAACTCAGGATAAACCCTACCATCTAAAGTGGAGTATTTTTTAGGCGATCGCTTTCTCAGTTCCATGGTCTTCCTACCGCTGAAGACATTTTTGCAGTGCCGTGGTTTTAAACTAATCAGTAGTGTTTCCATTCTTCAATTCCGCTAATCTTCTAGCCTCTGACATAACTTCCCCAACATTAAGCCCGTCCCTTCTAAGCGTCAAAAATGTACCTTCTGGTAGTATTTTCAATTCCTCCAAAATTTCAGTACAAGTTTTAAACGTGAGATTATAGGTTATACAAAAATCAGCGATATCTGAAACGCCTACTTTTCCTCTTTCTTGTACTTCAAGCTGTAAATATAAACCAATTTTATCAATTGCCACAGTAAACAAAAGTTTAAATTCATATCCTTTAGCTTTTCTGAGGTGTTGAGTAAGCTCTAAATCTAAACCACTAATCATTAACATTTTGGAAACTCCAAATACTTTTTACCATCCAATGAATTACCTCCAGATTTAGAAGTTTTCCCGCCAACTTGCTTAAAGAAAAATGCAACTTTTGCCCTTCGGCATTGGTTACGAATATCTCTAACCCAATCAAGATTTATTGGTCGATGTTTTTGACCAGATTCACCACCGACAATAACCCAATCAATATTAGTTAAATCAAGATATAATGAGCCTAGCAATGGTTCACAGGAAAGGAACCGCACATTTGCAGGAACTTGACGAAGTAAATCAATACGAGAAATATAATCTTGACTTTCTACTGATACACCTAACCAGATATTTTTATGAAATTCTAGATGTGGTGCTAATTCAACTAATCTCTCAGGACGCTTTGTGAGAATTTGATAGGTGTGCTGCGGGGTTTTCTTTATTGTCTCAAATACAGACTGAATAAAGTCTAAAGGTACTTCTTCATGAAAAAGATCACTCATTGAATTAACAAAGATTTTAGATGGCTTTTTCCACGATAAAGGTTGTTCTACCCTTTCTGGATATAAAGTTAAATCAAATCCATTTGAAAAACGAAACCGTTTAGTAATGGTTTCTGCGTAGCAATGTATGCAGCCTGGACTAACCTTAGTACATCCGGTTACAGGATTCCAAGATTTATCTGTCCATTCAATTGATGTATTTGTATTTGCCATGATTTGCCTCTTGGTTACAGTATTTGAATAAATCCATAGTTAATCCTCAAATTGTAAAAGTTTGATACTTACATTTTTTACTTTAACTGATTTGTTGTTAAGTTTTTGAATACTAATCATTGATTTCTTGCAATCAAACCCGACAACAATATATTTTTCACTATCATAAGTGCAAATAGAATCTACACCTATTGATTTTCTAAAAGCAGGTTTAGATTCTAGCCTCTGAATTTCCGTTGCTGTGGGTTGGCAACAATCAAATGGAGACAAGCTAGAAACGCCGTGTTCATTTTCACCCATTACATAGCCATCTTTATATGCCACAACTTTGTGAAAAGACGGTGGCAGAAAGTCTATTAACAATAAGTCTTTAATCCATGTTCCTAGAGGATATTGATCCTCAAGTGATAAGTGTGATGATACGTGGGGTTTTACTAGGTTCAAAATTCAACTTCTCCAATAGCTACAATTTGTTGATGGAATTACTAGCTTGACGCTAAAGACTCAAACAGATTCAATGCTGTAGTCTAGTCTGTATTTTTTCATGGCAAATTTTTTAATTCATAAATTCATTATAAATTAAACGTTTTGAACTTATTCAAATTTATTCAACAAAAACGTCATTATGACGCTATATCGCTACAATTAGTTTTTAACTCTCTAAGTAATCCCTTAATAAAAATGAATAAATCACATTTAGCAGCACCAATCAGACAAAGAATGTCATGTTTATCAAGAAAAATGTTAAACATGGGTTTATTGAAAAAATCAGAAACTCATTTAGATTATGGGTGTGGATACGGAAAAGACGTAGAAGAGCTTATTAAATTAGGTTATCAATCAACAGGATATGACCCCTACTATTTCCCCCAATATCCAAAAAAAGCAGATATTGTAACTCTAGGATATGTATTAAATGTAATTGATAATTTTCAAGAAAGACGAGAAACGCTAATTAAAGCATGGGAGTTAACTAATAAACATTTAATAATTTCTACAAATATTAAAGGTGGGAAAGGATGTTTAAATGAAAAGACAACAATAGAAACATTCAGAAAAAGCTTTACCAGCATTGAATTAAAAGGTTTTGTTGAATCATCATTAGGATATGAACTAATCAGAATTGACAAAGATAAATTTATAATTTCCAAGGATGGATTTAAATATGATTCACCCATGAATTATGATCAAGTTATTGATAAAATCGAACAAATAAAATTAGAAGGTTGGATACCACCAAATTTAGCAGTTATCAAAGGATACTGTACAGATTTTAAACCTAGATATATTGGGAAAATAGATACTACTGATAATCCCGATTTTCCCGGTAGGATTAGGCATTATAGAATATATTCAAAAACTGGAGGATTACCAGGAAAAAATGGATATGATATAAAATGTTTGCATATTCCTGGGGGAAAGCAAAGTAAAGCAATGCAGGAAGCGATCGCAGCATTTAAAAGAAGAAACTTGATAAATAAAATTAAATTTCATTGCATAGAACAAAAATTTATAGAAGAATTTGCAGGATTTAAAAAGTTTAATTTCTTAAAAGACATAGTAACATTTTATGAATAAGAAGATATTTCACTGCTCGCTAACGCTCGCGCCGGAAGTTATACAAAATTGATCTGTTACCCTACTTGCCCCTGTCGGTTATCGTTGGGGGCAAGTTTTTTTATTCCCCGTATTTAGACATTTTTCCTGAGACTATTATGAAGAATAACAATGACAGGAAAAATGCCAAAATACTAAAAATAAAAAAACTTGCTGATCCCCCAAAACCCTATCCCCTAATCCCCTGTCCCTTGGGGATAATTGTTAACAGCATAAAGAATGTTTTTTGTAAATAGTTAATTATAAAGAAATTATTAATAATAAGAATTAGTTAAATATTTATGTTATAATATAAGTATTAATTTAGGTGGTGTTTATGTTAGTTAGAAAAGGTTTTGTAGATAAAGATAAAATTTGGAATTTTGTTAAGAATTTTGAGAATAAATTGAATAATGAGAGATGGAATAGGAAAGAAAATAATAGTGGCAGAAGATGCTTGTGGTTCGGGATGGGTGTAGAATTAGGATTAAAATGTAGTATTTTTGAAGGTGAAAAAATTAGTGATGGGTTAAGAAAAAAATGTAATAAATTGTGGGGTGGTGAGGATTGGAATAGTATTTTATTATATAAATATAATGTTGGTTGTGAGTTAAAGGATCATATTGATCGAGATATTTTTGATGATAAAGTAGTTGTTGTAAATATTTGTGAAGATAATTTATTTGGGGGCAGTGTTAGTTTTTTCTATGATGAAAAAATTGAGATTTTAAGAGATGGAGAAATAATTGAATTTAATAATAAAAAGATACATGGAGTGAGAAAAGTTACGTCAGAGAGATGGAGTTTGAGTATTAGAAAAGTATTATTGTAGTATGTGTAGTATAGGGTAGTTTTTCGGACTACCCTTGACAAATAGCCAGTATACAAGCTATAATAATAATGTAGTTTGGTTGGTGTTGTTATGTCACTGACAAAGATTTTTTCTCAGTTTTCCGCGTTCGGTTTCTCAGGATCAAGAAAGTTGCACAGCAACGGCGCTTGTCTAAGAGCAGTAATTTCCGTGCCAAAAGATTCTCGCATACTAGTAGGATGCGCTAATGGCATAGATGCCTATTTCCGTGTAAGTTTTCAACAAGCAGAAATATTTTATGCCCATAAATACGGTACTGGGAAAGGTAGGTTTGCGGCCCGTTCTGTGGCAGTAGTCAAAGCGGTAAAAGCTGCTAATGGTTTGTGGGTTTCCTTTCCGTCGTCTCCCTGCCCAACTGGTTTGCTACCTTCTTCCTGTTCCTCGACCGCATTCTGCGGCAGTGGCTCAGGTTCTTGGGCGAGCTTGGCTTTTGCTCTGGGATCTGGTGTTCCCTGCCTTGTTTTCCTAGGCTCTCTCCCGTGCCCTCCTGGTTGGGGGTTGATTCCCGTGCCTGGGTGGTCTGGTTGGTTTGGTTGTGAATCAGCCTTAAATATTCGGCCACCGCACACACAGTTGTCATTGTTCTAATTTTTCTGGCCAGTTTTCCTGGCCTATTCAATCCACCACCAATTAAAATCATGCAAATTAACAGTGATAAATGTTCTAATTTGCTCATTCGTCAGGAACCCACAAGGAGTCCCAGTCCTCACTCGCGTTAGAAACTCAACCACCAGCTACAATCTCACGAATTTTAATCCGAAGAACTTGCCGCCAATTGGGGAGTTCTTTTAATTTAGCTAAATCCTGAGAGTCAATCCTAACCTGAAGATGCCCAAGTAAGGGATTGTCACCCATCGGCTGGATAAAATGCTTATCAAGGTCGGGATTACCACGACGATTCATTACCATTACAGAACCTCACTATCATCAATAACCAGTATATCAATTATTTGAGTAAAAATATTTTTTATTTACCACTTGACAAATAGCCAGTATACAAGCTACTATATAAGAGTAGATAAGTTCAATCATCAAACACAAAAAAAAGGATTTTAACCCATGACTAAACAGCAAGCCATTTTACTAATAGAAGCCAACGAATTAGCAAGCCGATTACTCAAAGAATTACTAGAAGCCTCAGCAATAGCAGACGAATTAAAATCAAGTTTCGATCACTGGATAGCAGCCCAGACAGATGTAAACCGATTACACAAAATTCTTGATAAAGCTATTCACAGATGTAAACGCCGCGCTAGAGCTAAAGAATGATGATAAACGTTATCCCCAAATAAATCAGCCGCCAATGGAGTCAACAAAGGCGGCCAATCCAAAAGCCTCAACACTAGCAAATCACAGGAGCGAACCAAATGATTAACATCTATTCTATCACAGCAGCTATCAAAATTTTAGGACGGAAAGATATTTTAAAGCTAGAAGTCTGGGCGCGTGTAATTTTCGTCAAATTTGCTAATGGGCAAGGCCGATTCGTATCCAAAAATCTTTTTTGGATTGAGTTCCATCGGTCACGCAAGGAACGCGCCAAAGATTTAACCGTTGGATATTACGACAGAGACCTATATCAAGTTTCCTCTCAATCCCAAATAGACCCTTATTTTGTGTCACTTGGCGACGACATCCAGTGTGAATGTGCAGATTTTGCTAATCAGGTAAAAGCTAAATTTCGATATCCAATTTGCAAGCATGCATGGGCTTTACTTAATCATCTTAACTTCAATTCACTATCAGCTTACATTCAATCAAACCAGGGTAAGGCAGCTTAACTCATCAGCTTCAAGAGCCTGAATTTGCTCATTCGTCGGGGACTCACAAGGAGTCCCAGTCCTCACTCGCGTTAGAAACTCACTCAACATTTAATAAATTATGGAGTCATTGAAACACTGGCTGGAAATAATAAGTAAGAACGGACACAATTTCCAATATTACTCACACAAAGAGATCAGCCTAATTGTTAGTTCCCTGATCTCACAAGAAACCGAATATCCCTACCCTGTCAAATTAAAAATTCACCCGCTGCTGCGCTGTCTGGAACGGAGAGAAATTACCCACAATCACAAATCGAACATTGCAAAATTCATAATCTCAATTATTGATGATTATGAAAAAAATTTACACAATCCAGATTCAGATTGTTTTTAATCTACTCACCCGCGTCCTAAGCATGACGTTAAAAGGCTTAATTAATAACTCAAATTACAGGACATCATGAGATTACTAAACAAGACCGTTTCCACATTTTCTGAAGCTAACTGTATCTTATTGAAACTTAACAGATGTATCAATACCACATACATTCCGATTGGTGATAACGTAACTGAAGTTGTATCCAACTTCAGTAAAATACAACTATCGAGGTCATTTAATCCATACATGAGTATGCGGGCTGATTTAACCCTGACCTTCAATGAAGGGGTTATGATGATCAGCTATACATCTACAAGTGGAACATCAGTTCTAGTAGAGTATAAGTTTGATGACTCAATGCAAGTGAAAGAAATTGAGGTATCTGTCTGGATACCCGATGATAGAGCTATGTCTGGAAGGACTCATTATGAGTCCTTAACTGAGGCATTATATCCAAATTGGGATAAGGTTCAATCAGAATTAATTGAAATGAATCCTAATATAGTTTTACCGCAACCAGAGTGGTATACATCTAAATTATCTAATGTTGATGAACCACGTGAATCACGAAGATTTAAGGTTAGATCTAAGGTTGATGAAGTCATTGAAGATTACGAATATGAAAATGAAATTGAAGTTGACTACGATGAATAGATAATCATTGACTTTCAGTTACAGGTAATTAGTACGTCCTAAGCACGACGTTAAAAGGCTTATTAATCAAATCAAAGGAAAAATCATGTTTCAAATTCACAGAACAACAGAAGGCGAAGAAATGATGATTGCTCAAATGAGCGATGATCATTTAATTAAACAAATCAAATTACTTTGCTCCAAAATAGCGACTTGCGTAAAAATTCTAAACGGGGTAAACATCGAAGGAGGCGCACTAATAACAGCCTTACGCCCAGAGTTTTCGCAAGAAGCAATGAAAAAGAAAGCTACTTTGTCAGTTAGAAATCTTGATGAAAGTATAAAGCCTTATGTAATGGAAGCTTGTTTAAGAAATTTAAATATTTCAGAATTATTACAAGAAGCTTACCAAAGAAAAGCCAAAATACGAACGGCTGAAGACATCGGACTAAGTCTTTGTTCTGACGCATTCAGTAAAAAAGCATACATAACAGGAATTAACGACGAAGATTAAACGCATAACAGTTAAAACGTCCTAAGCAAGACGTTAAAAGGCTTATTCAAATCAACACAACTTAATTTAAAACAATGACAACAGAAACGACAGCGATTGAATTAAAAGTATTTGGGAAATTGGCAACAGAAACCGTTAACTTTTTCAAACCGCCCTACAACGTGCGAAATAACTGCCAGGTAGGGCAATGGGCAAAGTCCGAAGATGAGTTCATCAGCAATAGCTTAGACATTGCGATTATCGGGACTAACGAGTTCTACGGGAAGTTAGGTAAGTCGACTGGAAATTGGCTACAAATTTGGTTTGTTGCCGGACCAGATGAAACTAAACTACCCAAGAATGTAGTTTGTGTAACCTACATAAAAACCCGATCAATAGCACAATTTGGGCAAACAATCATCGAACTAATGTCAAACGGTGAACCAGCAACAGGAATATTTACCGGGTCATTCCTCAAACACTCCAATGATTACGGTAGCTACGCGTCAGTTAAATTTAACTGGCGTGAAAGAACGGAAGATGAAAAAGCCCAGTTAGTATTAATTGCTAATTTCCTGGCAACCGCCCCAATCTTAGAAGACACCGGACTCCCCAAAACAATGGTTAAAGTTTACGACGGTAATTATGAAGTTGCCCAAGAAGATTTTAAAGCAATCATGAAAGATGAGGCTAGTAAGAAATAATGAGACTAACGCAATTAATTTTTGAAAAGAAAAATATCTATTCAATAGATAAAAATGCCCTAAACGAGCATGAGCAAAAAGACTTAAAAGGAATGATTCAAGAATTGGAAGCCATGCCAGAAGGGAAAACATCTATAACGGCAAATGTAAGTATGTACGACAAAACCTGGATATTCTGTTTAAGCAAAAATGGAGAGATAAGCAAAGTAAAAGAAGTCTTCAAGGTTAAATAGTTCATCGGCAGGGTTAAATACCCTGCTTTTCTAATACCAATCACTAACTACCAATATGGACAATTCACCAATATATCAAGCCATATCTTACCGGGAAGAATTGTTTAAAATGCCCTGCGGGTTCTTCGCATTTCAAGAAGAACAAAGCAAAAAATGGAAAGTATGTTTTAAACGTTTTATTAGTTCAAAACCAGAAACAATCCAAAATGCTTTAACTGAAAAAGCAGCCAAGAAAAAAGCAGCAGCCCTAAACCTAATTATCAACCCATTAAAATAAAAATCATGAAAACACACGAAACGCCCATTGGTAAACTAGCATCAGTCACAACAATTTTACGAGCGACTGAAGACGAAAAAGCCAAAGACCGACTGAGAAAATGGCAGCACAAACAGGACAAAATTTACGGCGTAGAGCAAGCAAATAATAATAGTGATGATCGGCTAAATCGCGGGAAAGAAATTCATGCAGCTATCGAAAACTTACACAAATTTAATGTCGAACCTGCGGAAACTTGGATTCATGAAGGCAACGCCCAAAGGTGGAAACATCTGCAACCATTCCTAAAATCAATCACTATCATAGAATGTGAGCGAGAAGTATGGCACAGTTCCGGCTATGCTGGCACTGCTGACTTAATAGCAATCATAGACAATCAACCAACCCTGCTAGACTGGAAAACTAGCGATCGCATTAAAAAACGCCAATGGATAGACGAAGCTTTCATTCAAACCGCCGCCTATGCCAAAGCTTGGAATTTTTCAGCATTACCAACGCAAGATTCACCGGCATATCTAAACGATATTACCCAATTAGCAGTGATTGTAATTTCACCTGAAAAACTGCAAATATTCACCGAAAATAATATCAAAAAATACGAAAAATTATGGGATGAAAGATTGCTAAAGTTTCAAAAACTTGGTATTATTATTGAGTGAGTAAACAACAACCTAAATTACAAAGACCCCTATGCACATTAGGAGTCTTTTTTTAATAACAGGCGGACAAGTAATGAAGGGTGGAATAATGGCACAGTTTTATAAAATGACCATCGAAAAAGCCCTAGAAGGGTACAGCCAAGGGTTGTTAACCACCAGTGGGCTAGTACATCTGTATTTTGAAATCAAACTAAAATATGGGTGGAAAGGCAAATACAAACCCACCGACATCATCGCAGAACTAGGAATTAGCAAACCAGCATTCTATAAAGCGATCGCCAAACTGCAAACTTTAGGAATGATTTCCATTGAAATTCATGGGGAGATCACAGTTACTAATACTAACCCAAACCTAGACGGAGACAACATTATAGAACAGTCTCCAAATGTAGAAACAGTCTCCAAATGTAGACAAGAGTCTCCAATCGTAGACAAAAGTCTCCAAATGGAGACAGAAGTCTCTAATCGTAGACAGCAGTCTCTGATCGTAGAAAATGAAGCCCCGAAACCATTGTCAAAGCTGAATTCCAGCCCCCCTTCAGATTTATATTCAGATTCTTACCAGATTTACCTCAGATCTCTCTCAGAGGGAGAGAGAAAAAACTTCTTGAATTTTTGCCAGGAAGAAGCCAAGAAGTTGCCTAAACCTCCTACATTACCCATGAGGTGGATCGAGCGTAATCTAGAGGATTTAAAAGCCAAATGGGAATCTTTTTGTGGAACAAGTGATGATAGCTCATCTCATCAATCCAATAAATTTGAAGTTTGGGCAAATCACCCGCGCTTTGATGAGTTATGGCTAGGCGTATGTACACACGGGACAACGAGTTATATTATCCAAAACATCAGGGATACCACAATCAAGGATTTTTGTAAATTCTGCCACGAATCACAGGAAATTACGGAGGAGATTTTATCATGCTTAAATTCTCATTAACGCCAGCACCAGCACCAGCAAAAGCCTACAAGCTGGAAGATTTACAACCGAATATTAAATGCCATTGCTGCAATGACACAGGGAAAATTCAACCCCAGTTAATTAAAATGGCCATCCCTGCTTACAACCCCGAAACTGACAAACAACCAATTTGCCAACGAATGCAGTGTGGACTAGGGCTAAAGTTTATCACCCTAATTGAGATGGAAATAATGGATATGCGCTTTAGCCATGATATGTGTGAGGAAATGCACCAAGTCGGGAAAACTGAAAAAGAAAATTTGACCAAACCTGAAAACACCAACGTTATTGACTTGCAAGAATTGGTAAACAGAAAGTCAATGAAAAAATACCGCAAAGAAGATGGTATTGCAGAGGCTAAAGCATGGGAGGCAATAGGAGAAAATGCCTGATTTAATTGCACTGGCACGGGAATATAAATCTTTAAATCTTCCTCAGTATCCAAAATTACGCCGGGAAATGTTGGTAAAAAAATTTAATTCTAGTCATGATAGGAGTTATCAAAATGTTGGAATTAGTAAATAAGGAAGCGGTAGGAAAGAACAAGAACGAAGCCAAATTACTGATTGATGAAAAGACAATCAAAGCCTTAAAAGAATCAGGAATAATTAAAGGTCTAGGCTACATCTACCTTGCAATTGAAATTGAAAAGGCAGAAAATGCAGACCCTAAAAAACTCGAAATTAATTTAGTGGATTTTGCAGATAGATGGAATTTAAGAATTATCGAAGTTCAAAAAGCAATAATTGATCTAGACAGCAAAGGAGCATACACTATCACCAACACCCCCAAAGTAATCCAATTGTCACTATCATTCCCAAACTAAAAATATCAGGTGTGATGAAAATACATCACATTAAAAAGAGGCCTTTAGCCTCTTTTTTTTAGATACCCTAAACCCACGTTACCATTTAACTTTATCCGCCCAATATGCCGCGCTCATTTTACCTTTGGCAATATTTTTAGCATGACGGGCTTTGAAAGATTTTCGTTTCATTTTAGTAGCTTCCGACTCTCCCTTTTTAGGTTTACCCGCAGTTTTTGCACCCTGTTCACCAAATCTAATAATCTTTTCAACTCCAGAATCGCAAGCCTTAACGACATGAGATTTTTTAGAATGACTAGGTGTAGCTTTCGGCTTATTACAAGGCATATCCTTTTTACTTAATTTAGCCATAAATCAACTGTCTAATTTTTCCAAAACGCGAGAAACATCTCTTCTAATTAAGGCTAAATCACCAGTATTCTGAACAACATAAACATTAAAATCAGATTGTAGTTTATCAATTTTTGAATGTATAGTTGTCTCAATTTTAAAAAGTCGATAAAAACCTGAAGCGATCGCCATCACAGTCAAAATAAGTTGCAAATGAGAATCATTAAACTGCATTTTATTCCTCATTATTAACACCATCAACATCAGTCACACCATCACCATTACTATCACCGTCACCAGAAACAAGATCAGAAACTAAAGTTTTCTTGAATTTCTTGGATTTCTTAACATAAATCTGATGAATCCCAGGATCAAAATCACGCTCATTAATAATGGCGTAATCGTCCCCATCTTGAATTTTTACAGTTGAAATTGCAGCCATAATTTATTACCCCAGTATCCTAACCGCACATTCAGGACGAGCAAGGGTAGAACCCCACAAGCAAGAAAACTCAGCGACAGTCTGTTTATACTGCCGAGTAATTTCTAAGCACAAAGTTAAGCCAGAAACAGGATCAGGTATTTGGCGAATCTGAGAACCGCCCTCTAAAGTCACATCATCCAAAGGTTTAGAAGCAAAAGCGAGCGCTTGCCGATGAAGTGCCAAGCCAGCAACATCATGAGAAGCCACAAACGTGATCACAGCATTATCGGCCCATGCAACTTTAGCAGCGGGAGAAAAAGTCAAACCAGCAATAGCGTTACTAGATGCAGTCCTGGCAATAGTACAAACATACTGTTGAGTGTCACCCGCCACAGTAAATAAATCACCAACTACTAAAGTTCCGGTTAAAGTACCAGAATCAATATTTATAGTAGAAACCCCAACCGTAGCCGCGCCGTTAACCAAAGCGGCTTTAGAAGTTCCGTTAGAAAGTGTGCCACCAGTGAAAGTTGGTAAATATCCATCCACAGCCCAATCAAAGCCCAAAGCACGTTTAATAGTGCCTTCCTTTAAAGTCTCAGTATCACCCTTTTGCAAATATTGCTGGAAAAGAGATAAACCAATAGCGTTAGCGTCAGCGTCAAAATTTAAAACCATGGCACGATTTTCCATAGGCGCACCGGAAATATTGAGTAACTTTCTAGCACTAGCGGCAGAAGCTGTAGAAGATGCAAAAGGAGTAGTGCCAGCAGTACCCGCGTACTGGTAAATCCCAGTGTAATTCGCCATCACGGACCGAATAATATTCCCAGCAAGAACATCAATAGCACCGCTAAACTCATCAGACATCGTACCCGCAGAAAGTTTAGAAACCTCAAAGTCTGTTAATGCAAAGTTTACCTTTTTCCAATTGCTCAAGGTAACAGAAGCATAACGAGGAGTAATGTCAGAAGGGGCAGGTGGAGTATTCGATGGTACTACATCAGTAACATCAGAATCAGACCGTTGAGAAGGAATTGGAACAACAACAGTATCACCCCTAAAACTGTTATCCATTACCTCCTTCTCGTAAGTTGTCACGTAACGAAGTAATGCAGTTTGGCGACGTAGAGCCTTTAGCCCCATTGCATAAATCCGATCAACTAAGAGAGAGTTAATAGTATTTGCCATTGTTCAAAATCTTAAAAAGTGTGCAAGGCATCGCGCCGCCAGGTATCGCACCTTAGCAATCTAAGTATAAACTATTTTTATTTAGCGTCAAATAATAAAGTGGCACGTCTAAGGAGAAATGCCACCAATAAATATAATTTTCAAATATATTGCAGGAGTAGCGGAAAAGGTGCAACCGCTGCAAAAATATTATCGCTCAACAGACACCGAACCGTCAATAATTCCATCCAAATTGTCAAGAAACTGTTGATTATTGGAAGAATCAATTACAGTCCGACGACCACCTGAAGAATTAGAACGACTACCACCAATACCAGAGCCAGAAGTTTTTGGGGCATCAAACAATTCAGGATATTGCGATCGCTGATTTTCTAGCCACTCCTTCACAGTCTTGCCATCAACAGTTTTAACCACCCCATCAACTACAGTAAATTCATGCTTGTGACCATTAAGCAATAAACCCTGATATTTAGAATTTAACTGAATTTCCCCCGCAGTTTTTAAAAACTCAGATTCAATTTTTGAAGATGTAATAATCTTCTCAAGTGCTAATTTCTCCCCCCTTAATTGGTCCAAGCTCTGAGTATGTTCTTCCTCCTTAATTTGTAGCTTAGTTTTATACTCCTGAATCTCCCCTGCTAAAATATCACCAGCTTCAGCTTTACCCTTTAATTCCTTCAATTGCTGTTCTAATTTTTTCCGTTCCTCGCGCTCTTTTCTGAGTGCCTCCAACCCAGTATCACCCAATGGTGTAGAAGGGGGTAAATTATCATCACTAGAGTTTAATGTATCTGTCATCTGTAATTAATTCCTGTTCTAAATCAAAATCTTTGCCAAATAAATCTAATTTCTCAAGCGCCTTTAATACAGTTGCTCTACCAATAATACCATCAGTAAATAAACCGCGCAGCGAAATTGCAATTTGTTCCTTGTTCGGAACGTCAGAAGCGGGTATTAATTTAGTATCAAGAACAATTTTAACCTCACAATCACAATTAATCATCTGATTATGAATAGCAATCGCCTGATTAATGCCATCTGAAAAATTAGCAGTAAAACTCGCTAAACTAGCCTCTACTGGAGAAGCTAACAAATAAGTCGCCGCACTGGTTTGACGATCAGACGGTGAAGTTAAAAATTTCGCAGCATCATTGCTAATACTGTCTCTCAAATCATCTAAATCCTTCCGACTTTGCTCTAAACTAAGTGCTAACGGCTCAACCCATTGAAAACTGCCATTAGGATCACGAAGGTTAATAAAACTATTCGGTCCAATTTCCAAAGGCTCATCACCCCTCATAGAATCCTTTAAAACTGGCACCGGCTGACAACATAGCGAAACCTTGCGATTGTGATCAGACGTTAGTTGATAAAGAACTCTATTCTTATCAGCTAAACCCCTAAGTGGTGGAACGCTAACGCAATCATCCAAACGAGAACCGCCAAATACAGGAACAATGGGAACATAAGCGTATTCAGAAATAAAATCACCAGAAGAATATAAAACAAACTTGTTATCAGTTTTGTTATCAGTCTTATTTTCAGCTTTATTATCAACCTCTCTATAAATAAAATAAGACCCAGGACGATAAACCCGATATTGATTAATTTTCTGATAACCAAAGTCACCAGCTCTTGTATAAATTTCTTCTTTAATAACTGCCAAAGTGAAAACTAATTTATTATCAATAAATTCACACTCCCAATTAATTAAATTTTGCGGGGAAATCAAAGACCAGTAAGGACGAGGTGATAATTCTGAGTATTCTTGATAATTTTTAGCATTAATAACAGGTAAATCAATAAATATAAAACAATGACCCAAACGCATCGCCATTAAAGCAACTTGTCTAAAAAATACATCTCCATTAACACCATGATTATCCAAATTCTCGTAATGAGAAATAAACTCACTATCAGAAGTAAAATTAACATCATTCTTAAATATCAAACCTACAAATTGTCTAATAGCCTTAGCAAATAAATCATCATAGCAACTTTGATTAATCCTACTCTGCCAATTCTCAAACGATTCCGCAGCATGGCGGGGAAGATACAAAGCAGTTTTGTCAGTAGGTTTAAACCCTGTTTTTGCTAATTCAAGCCATCTGTCTGATCCATAATATAAATCATCCAAATAATCCCATAAGCTAATACTGTCAATATAATCAGGATGAAGGCTGCTAACAGAATTGTCATGATTGATACTTTCCATAATTGCTAAAAATCAAAAATTTTGTGTGTGTAACTTCGACATAAGAAAAACTATAAATGGGGGTATAGGGGCTTATCAATTGTGTTATAATGTGCGCTTTGTTCTCTTGTATCCTGTATTATTATATTCTATATTATTTATTTTATTATAATTTACATTATTATTTTGTGTTGCGCGAAATTCTAAAGCGTGAAATTCTAAAGAGCGATCACACAACAAGATAAAGTAATCACATCACAGCTTTTTCTTTTTGCTTGCAGACTTCTTTCCACGCGAGCGTTTATCACCAGGCATATCTTTAGAACTGCCACGATTCTCTGATTGTGGTTTCGGTTTTATTCCCTCCTTAGTATGACTCATATCCATTTTATCACCGTTGCCATACGTACCGTTATCACGATTAATTTTATTTAATTCAGTTCTTTTTTTTACTTGATCAGACTTTTTATTAAACTCCTTGTTGTAAGCATCCTTTTTAGCCTTAGCTTTAGGATTAGAATTATAATACTTAGCAGACTTACGCATAACTACCTCCTAAAATTTAGCGATCGCTCACTAATTAAAATCACATCACTGAATCAAGAACGAACAACGCGAGAACTAGAAAACGTAGAAACACCCAAAGCTATAGAAAGTTTATTCTTCCAATAATTATACTGATTATTAATCTCAGATATAATTTGACCTTGAAAAAACACCGTACCATCTGGCTTAACCTGAATGCCAGCGTTAGAAGCAGTGCTAGAATTTAATTGTGTTTCTAGCGTATCTAACTGAGTAATAATTGCACCAACTCTAGTCTCACTATCAACAGATAAATTAGCGATCGCATCTAACTTACCGCCAATGTAACCCAAAGACCAAGAATCAACAGTATAACCAAGATGCCCTATAGCTTTAGATTTTTGAGCATTGGTAAAAGCCATAATATTTTTATTTAAACATGACTATTATTTTAACAGATGAACAAATTACTTTAATTGAAAAAGCCGCAGGATTAGGATTAAATCTTGATGATATTTCCTATTTAATAGGCACAAGTCCCAGAACATTAGACAGACGACTCGCAGACAACGAAAAAGCACGCGAAGCATATAACGCCGGACGAGCAAAAGCTAAATTAAAAGTATCAGAAAAATTGTTTGATTTAATTGAAAAAGGAGAACCCGCGGCTATATTCTTTTACCTAAAATGTCAAGCAGGATGGAGAGAAAAAGATAAAGCCGAAGAAAACAATAACAAAGCAGAAATTAAAATTTATTTACCAGAAAAGGAATAATTATTTCTTCTTCTTTTTTTTAACACAATCACTATTTTTCATGCCGTCAGATATCTTCTTTTTCTGTTCGGCTGTTTTTTTCTTGCCAGTAGCAGCTTTAGAAATAGCAGCGCGCTGCTTCTCTGACATCTTGCCTTTGTCCTGATTCTTCCCACAAGCCATAAATACCTACCAATAAAACTAATTAATACCAATCATCAGGAGGGTAACCTTCTTCTATAATATAACTAGATGATATAAATGTATATGAGGCACCACCGCCGTGAGTGTCAGAATTACCAAAAGAGTTATTACAAAAATCATAACCTAAATAATATTGTTGACCATAAGCACGAGTAACAACTCGACCAGATAGACTAACAGAAATAGATTGAATTGGAGCATACACATAAGCAGTATGAGTTAAAGTAACAATCTCGTCAGTAAAATTGTTCCGATGAACAGTATTAAAAGAAATTTTTAGTCTGGTACAAGGGGAAAAATCTCCATAATTGGGAAGATCACCAACCTCACCACAAAAAGCCCCAGGCGGACAAACGAAACAATCATCATTTCTATCTTTATTATAATTAGCTAAAGTATTTTCTATAAAATCAACTTTCTCTTTAATTAAAACAGCAATAATATGTTTACAAGGATAAAATAACCCCGCCCTTGAAAATGTCCAATCCCTTCCGTAATCTTCAGTAGCAGTAGCATCAGGACAACTACATTTAATTTCTCTAGGCTGAACTCTATCTTTCCCAGGGTAACAAATCTTGCCAAAATCAGAAGTGTCAGGAGGAAACTTTTTAGCCTCAACAACCCAACCCTGAAAGCGGCTGTAAGGAGTACGGCTTAAAATAGGCAAAACACGCCATTTTTTATCACCAATACGCACAACAGTATGATCAGAAATTCCCTTCTCAATTCTGCGAGGATAAGAATAATACAAATTTCTGGCGTGTTGACTATATCTAGACATAGTAAACTAAATCAACTCCTCAACATCACTAACTAAAATAACCCCATATCCTGCCAACTCGGCAGGGCTTATCAATATTTGCTCTTGATAGCTAGGATCTAATTGAGTTCTTTGAAGTAAGGCTATGATGGCATCAAAACTTGCTTGGGTTAGTTTGCCACCACGTTTTAAAGTGGTCAGATTTCCAACAATCCAATCAGGTCGATTTTGGGTAATAGCATCTAATATCCTTAAATAGACTGGACTTTCAGCTAGTGCCAAAACTTCCGCATCTGTGACTACTGCTGAAACTTCTTCTAAAGTTGTCTTTACAGATACTTGACCTATTGGCACTGGATTATCTACTAATACTTTATCGTTGAGGTATGAAGTTAA